AATCAGGAAAAGGTATATTAGTTGAGTACGATGCAGGGTATGTTAACCCAAATGATACTCGTAATGAAACTTTAATTAGAGAATCTAACGAAATGTTAGACCACTCTAAACCATTTGAATTTTATGCCGTATTACAAAAATATAATACCCCAAATAGAAATGGTAGAACATACCCTGAACGTATATTAAAAAGAGAGGCCGAGAACTATAAAAAAATGATTAAAAAGGGTACCGCCCTTTCCGAGTTAAATCACCCGGAATCATCTCTAATCGATTTAGATAGAGTGTCTCACGCAATCACCGAAGTATGGTGGGAAGGTAATGTCCTAATGGGTAAGATAAAATTACTTACCTCACCAGGTTACCACGAAAGAGGTATCGTATCAACTAAAGGGGACTTAGCTGCAAATTACCTTAGACAAGGAGTTACGTTAGGGATATCTTCAAGAGGTGTAGGGTCACTTAAAAAAATTGGGGAACAAAATGAAGTACAGGATGATTTTGAATTAATCTGTTTTGACTTAGTATCGTCACCGTCAACTCCGGGAGCGTACCTATTCTTAAATAAAGACGACAAACATCTATATGATGAGAACTTAGAAGAAGAGAAAAAAATGAGTGTTGAAAGACACGTTGGAGATTCCGGAAACAAATCGCTTGACTTAATGAAAAAATTAAACGATTATTTGGGATACTAAATTAATAACAAAAAATGGAAGAAAAGTATTTTATCGCAAAAGTAACCTTAGATTCAGTTGATAACGAATCAGGAAAGATTAAAAAAATGAGAGAAGAAAAATTAGTAAGTGGTTATAACCCTACTGACGTTGAGGCGAAAGTTACTAAAGTTTTTGAACATTACACAATGGAGTGGAGAATCACAGCAATTGTTGAGAGTAAAATCGACGAAGTAATTGAGTAATTAAATTTTAATTATTAAACAAAAGAGGACTATATGTCCTCTTTTTTTATGCTTTTTATTTTATGGTGATATTTATGAATGTATAAAAAACCCTATGTGAATTGAGTTTAATTTAAACTTTTTTCATATTGGGAGATATTTATATATTAAAAACAATATAAAAACAATGGCAAAAGAAAAATCTTTAGTTGAAGAGGCTATCATCCAAATGAAAAATTTGGAAGAAGCGGTAGCTGAGAACGCAAAAGGAATACTTGCTTCTACAATGAAACAAGAAATCAAAGACCTAGTAAAAGAATCTTTATCTGAACAAGATGATGAGATTGAAACCGATGACGTTGAAATGGATGAACCTATGGGTTCTGATGATATTGCCGATATTGATATGGGTGATGATTCAGACGAAGAAGAGGATGAAATGGATACTGATGATATGGACGACACAGAAGAAGATGGTGACGACGAAGAAATTGATATGGACTTCGATGACGAAGAAGATATGGATGACGAAGAAGATACTATCGACTTAACTGATGCTGACGATGAAGAAGTACTAAGAGTATTTCAACTTATGGGACCGGATGATAACATTGTTGTTACTAAAGACGACAAAGGAAACACTCACCTTAAAGATGAAGAAACTGGAAAAGAGTATATGATTGTTGGTGAAGGTGAAGAAGGTGAAGACATTGGAATGTTTGATATGGAAGAGTCTTGGGACGAAATGGACGAAGAAGAAATGGATGAAGAATCTATCGAATCTATCGTTGAAAGAATGTTCGGTACTGATGACGAATCTGAAGACTTAGAAGAAGATGAAATGGACGAAATCGTTTATGAAATCGAAATGGATGAAGATGATTCTGAATACATTGATATGGATGAAGATGATTCTTACGATATGGAAGAAGATTATATGGACCCTGTTATGGAATCTAAAAAAATGTCTATCAAACCTAAAGGTGTTGGAATGGGAAGTCCAAAATTCAAATACGATGCAAAACCTAACCAAGGTACCGGATTCAAAACAAAAATGAAACAAGGTGACAAAACTATGGGAACAGGTAAACCTAAATTTGAATACAAAGAAGGTGAAAACTCAGGAAGTAAATTGGGTAAAAACTCAATGGTTAAAAAAACTGAAACAAAAGAATCGTCAACTATGAAACCAATGGCTAAAAAAGTTGAAGGTAAAAAAGAAGAGACAAAAGAGGCTTCACGTACTTTAGGTGCAGGGTCTAACTTTAGAAAAGGTGGTTTACCAAAACCAAGAGCTCATTCAAGCTTTAATACCGCGATTAAAGAAAATACTTCTAACTCTGAACTAAAAGTTCTTAGAGAAAAAAATGAGGAGTACAGAAAAGCACTTAATATTTTTAGAAATAAATTGAATGAGGTTGCAATTTTCAACTCAAACTTGGCTTACGCTACACGTTTGTTCACTGAACATTCAACATCAAAACAAGAAAAAATTAACATTTTAAGAAGATTTGATGGTGTTGAAACTATTAAAGAATCTAAAAATTTATATCAAGTCGTTAAAAACGAATTGTCAGGTAACTCTAAAGTTCAAAATATGAACGAGTCAATCGAAAGAACAATTGCTAAATCACCTTCTACAGGAGCAGTTAACTTAATTGAATCTAAAACATATGAGAATCCACAGTTCTTGAGAATGAAAGACTTAATGTCAAAAATAAAATAAAAATAAATTAAAATTAATAAAAACCAAAAAAATGGGAGCATTATTAGAATCAGGTCTAGTTGGTAACATCGGGTTAAAACACTTGAAAGTTATTAAAGAAGACACAATCAACAAATGGGATAAATTAGGATTCCTAGAAGGCCTTAAAGGTCACTTAAGAGAAAACGTAGCTCAATTATATGAGAACCAAGCGTCTTTCTTGATTAACGAAGCTACTTCAGATGGTTCATCAGGTTCATTCGAAACTGTTGTATTCCCTATCGTAAGAAGAGTATTCTCAAAATTATTAGCGAATGAAATCGTATCTGTACAAGCTATGAACTTACCAATCGGTAAATTGTTCTTCTTCGTACCTAAAATTCAAGGTTATGAGTCAGGACAAGTTCCTTCTGCTGATAACGACTACGTAGGTGGTGGTACTCACTACGGACCGGTTGGTGCTGTAGATGGTTTAACTGCTGCTGACGCACAACAAAATGCTGGTTACACAGGAGCAAATGCTTTCAAGAAAAATCTTTATGATTTATTCTACGAAGGTTCAGAAGGTCAATTAGACCCTCCAGGATTGTTTGATTATTCTAAAGGTCAATGGTCAGCTATAACTAAAACTGCGGTTGTTATGGTTTGGTCTAACGGAGAATTAGTAGTTGCTGATAGTACAGCGTTAACTAACCAATTCAACGGTAATAACGTTAGAAAAATCATCATCGCATTATCAGGTTTCACAACTGCAGGTACAGGTAAATTAATCGGACCTGATGGAAATGAAGTTGATACTGAAACTTTCTTATCTGATTTAAGAATCTACAGTGATTCTACAACTGCGTGGACTGCTGAAACATCTCCTTGTAATGTTATTACAGATGTTAACGGTTATCCAAATTCATTATTGTTTAGAGTTGTTACTCAACAATACGGTCAAGGAATCGTTAATAACTTAAACAAACAAAGTACTACATCATTTGCTACTACAGGTAATGGTGGTGTTTACAATGACGTATGTTCTCCTGATGGTCGTATCTTCTTAGAAGTTGACTTATCTTGTCCAACTTGTCCTTCTTGTGGAGAGACTTTAGACGGGTATACAGGAACAACTATTGGAATTTTAACTTCCGGAGCTTTCAAAGCTGTTTACAGAAGATATGCTAACTTAGAATTTGAAGATAAAATCGGTGAGGTTTCTTTCGAATTAGATTCAGTTACTGTATCTGTTACAGAAAGAAAATTAAGAGCACAATGGTCTCCTGAGTTAGCTCAAGACGTTGCGGCTTTCCACAACATCGATGCTGAAGCTGAATTAACAGCTTTATTATCTGAACAAGTTGCGGCTGAAATCGACCGTGAAATCTTAAGAGATTTACGTAAAGGTGCAGCGTGGAACTTACGTTGGGATTACAATGGTTGGAGAAGAATATCTGCAACAACAAACTATACACAAAAAGATTGGAACCAAACTTTGATTACTGCAATTAACCAATTGTCAGCACAAATCCACAAATCTACTTTAAGAGGTGGAGCTAACTGGATTGTAGTATCTTCTGAGGTTTCAGCGATTATGGATGACTTAGAATACTTCCACGTATCTAATGCTTCACCTGAACAAGACCAATATAATATGGGTATTGAAAGAGTTGGAACATTAGCAGGACGTTACCAAGTATACCGTGACCCTTACTTCCCAGCTAACCAAGTGTTAATTGGACACAAAGGAACATCGTTACTTGATACAGGATACATCTACGCTCCGTATGTACCATTACAATTAACACCTACAATGTACAACCCATTCAACTTTACACCGATTAAAGGTATAATGACTCGTTACGCGAAAAAGATGGTGAACAACAGGTTCTATGGCAGAATTACTGTAGATGGTGTTAGAACATTCGATTTAAGAGAATTGAGATAATCAAAATCTTAAAATATTTAACAAAAAGGGACTATACGTCCCTTTTTTTTATGTCTTTAGATTAATAATTGATTTTTTGTAAAAATGGTGTATATTTATATTATATGAAAAAAATTATACCAACAGAAGAAGAATTAAAGAACATACTTAAAATGTATAATGAAGACCTTTTAGGTTCACAAACTATTTCAGAAAAAACAGGGATTAGTAAACCAACAATTTTAAGAATATTAAAAGAAAATGGTATTAAGGTTGGTATATCGGGAAGACGATTCATAGGTGGTAGAGAAGTCACATTAAGAAAATATGAGTCAAAACCTGAAACAAAAAAAAGAAAAAGTGAAAACCACAAAAAATGGTCTGAAAAAAATAGAGAACATTTAACAGAATACCATAAACAATGGAGAACTGAAAATGTTGATAAGTGGAGAAAAACCAAACGTGATTACGAAAAAAATCGTAAAGATTCTGACCCTTTATACAAACTTGTCGCAAACTTTAGAACAGCAATTTACACAGTATTAAAAGAAAGTAACGTAGATAAATATGGACATTACTTTGATGTTCTACAATACACTCCGGAGGAATTGATTAATCATTTAGAAAAACAATTTAAGGATGATATGACGTGGGATAACTACGGGATTTGGCACGTGGACCATAAATTACCAATTACATCATTTGACATACAAGAGATGGGGGATGAGGAATTTATGAAATGTTGGTGTTTGGATAACCTTCAACCGATGTGGGGTGAGGAAAATATCCGTAAATCTAATAAGGTTTTATAGATACTGAGGTATTTATATAAAAAGAAATTTATGAATAATTTATTTGAGATATCGAGTGAGGAGAGAAATAGAATATTAAATCTTCACGAGGGAGCAACAAAGAGACAATACTTAACTTTAGAACAGTCCGGTCAACAATCGGGTGGTATAACCAATACAACGACAACTTCGAGTACATCGTTTCCAAAACAAAACGTTGGGAATCAATTTAAATTTGGTGAATATCAATCAGATGTTGTTAAAAATTCTATCGCGGCGTTAAAACCTAAAATTGAGGAATTTATTAAGAATAGTGGTGGTAAACAATTTATTGTTAATATCAGTGCTGGGGAATCAAATGTTACAAACCCAAAAGGTTTTGAAACTAAGGGTAGTTTGGCATTGGCAAGAGCAAATTCGGTTAAACAATATTTTCAAGAGTTATTTCCGAATTTAATTAAAAATGGAACTTTGGTTATTAAATCACCTGCGGATGTTAGTCAGGTTATATTAGGAACAACTCCTTATGACAAAACTAAGGGAGATAATCAGAATCCCCAATTAATCAAACAATACGGTAAAGAACAATTTGTGACTTTTGATATTCAGGGGTCGGGTCAGGTTGATAATGTGACGAGTATTTGTAATTGGAAGGCGACCATTACTGCGGGAACCGGAACAAATGTTGCGGATTATGTAACAACTGATATTAACTTACAAGGAGCAGGTATATTAACATTTGGTACGGGAAGTATTCCTGATAGAATGGTTGTTCTAACTAATAAGGGGGGTATTAAACAGGATACCGGATATGTTGCAACAGCACCTCACAAATATACAAGTTTTAAATATGTTCCATTATATGTATCAAGATTAACACAATTAAACAAAACTGTATCTGTTAGTGGTGCAAATCTTATTACCTTAAAAGTTAAGAGTATTGATGATTTAATGAGACAAATACTTGCTCCGGGTGTGACACAAATTCCTGAAGATAACACTCTTATAAAAATGGGTGAAACTGAAGTTTACAATGGTGTTGAAGAATTGAGAGCGTTATTTAGTAAAGGTGTTAGAGAATTTGTTGCTTATACAATTACTTCATCAAGTGTAACGGCACCGTTTGACAATAAAACCGGAGATTATAAAGTTATAGTTTACTCCCCGGTTGGTAAGACGGGTTACAATTTAACGGGTAAATGTTAATCTTTTCTAACTGCAATAATTTTATAAACTAATTTTTTGTCCTTAACGTAAGAAATTGATGTTGTTGTAACACCATTATATGTTTCTTCCATAACTGATTGGACTTTTACTTTATAAACTTTGGATAATGAATCTAATAAGACGTTGGCCTCTTTGTCAATGTCTTTTTCTTTTGGTTTAGTTTGAGAAAACGATAATGTTCCAACAAGTAATACTGATAATAAGAATAACTTTTTCATAGTGTCTGTGTTTTATTTTACAAATATAATTAGATTATTTTGATTTGCCTAATATTTATAAATAAAATATTATATGAAAAAATTATATTTCTTAGACGAAGAAGAAAAAAATAGAATATTGAATCTTCACGAGAGTGCGACCAAAAAACAATACTTGAGTGAGGCGACTGAAAAAGGTGGTGCGGCATATGTTGACCCTGCAACTGATACTCCTGATGCAAAGATTGCTAGAACATTTTATCAATCAGCTGCGGGTCCGGGTACAAATGAGGCTAATATGTTGACAGCACTTCAAAGTATTAAATCAGCTGCTCAATTTTGGAAGGTAAATGAATTAGTTAAGAACCTTCCATCTAATAGTGGTAAATTAGATATTGCCGGTGTGATTAATGATGAAATGGGTAGAGACAATCTTGAGGATGTTAAAAAAATTACAGATTCGTTAAAATCAACTGCCGGTATTACGGCAACATATGGTTCAGAGGAGAGAAAACTTAATTCCGGAGGTGTTGCTAAACTTTTCAAAGAAAATACATTCAAAATAACTTCTCAACCTGTTGTTGCAAAAACGGGGGCTGAATTGAATGCTACTTGGGCAACGACTTATAAATGTGTTACATCTCAACCGGGTGCAACACCGGTTAAAAGGAAAGACGGTTCAATAGTATATCAAATAGGTAAGATATATTATTATGCTAATGGTAGAAAACTTGTTGATGGTAAAACATATCCATATACTTGTGCCGAATTCGAATCTAATAAATCTAACAAAGGTAGTTCTGCATCATCAATTGCACCAAAAATTCAAGCGGTTCAAAAACAATTAGGAATACAAAACGCTACAGGTACTTTAGATGCTACGACATTACAATCAATGTTGGCAAAATTAAATAGTGGTGTACAAGCGGCGGCTCCGGCACCGGTGCAGTCAGTATCAACTTTAAATCCGGCAGGTATTGCCCCGGTAAGTAATACTCAATCACAACTTGGTATGACATCAGACCAACTTAATAATACCATAAAACAATTACAAGCTAACGCAAACAGACCAGTATAATGAAAAAAGAAATTTTATCAGAAGAAATAAATGCAATGAAATACCTTTTGGGGTATAAAAGAGGTGTTGTGATTTCTGAACAACAAGTAGGTAATCAAAAATTTAATTTCAATGCTAACCCGGCATTAACTCAAGGAGGTATAAATTATACCCCAACGGCCCCTGCGGATGT